ACGAGTCCTCTTTATGCTCTTCACGTAGAAGCTGGTAATGATTTGCCTGCAAAATTTTCTAATGATGGTGATAGGGCAAGATTATTAATCAATGATAATGATACTGAAGGGTATGTTATCGTACAAAATAGTAAATTTAGTATAGGACAAGCAAATAGTGTATCTACAAATAATTTAACTATAGATGGTTCAGGAAATGTCGGTATTGGGGACACAAGTCCAAATGCAAAACTTGAAGTTGTTGGTTCTACAATATTTGGTAATACGCCTACAGCTACACATAAATTTACAGGTTCTTTAGATATTAGTGGTAGTGTTGATAATGCTACACCAACATTAAAAGTTCACGGTAGTGGCTCAGGAATATTTGAAGTAAAAGGTACAAACGGAACATTATTTTCTGTTAATGATATAATGGAAGGGAGCATTTTTAGTGCAAACACAATAGCAGGTATACCTGTTATAGAAGCATTTAGTGACCAAAAAGTAACATTAGGGTCACCAAGTGCCCCTGTAACCATTACAGCGCTTTCATCATCAATGGATGTTTCAGGTTCTTTACGTGCTGTACCAAAAACAGATAGTCTTACAGGTGCAAATAATCTTGACCTTTCAAAGAATACAAACTTTAACATTACAATTACAGGAAATATTACTTTAACTCCAATTGGCTTGAACGGTCGAGATGGACAAAGTGGTATAATTACTCTTATACAAGATAGTTCAGGTGGTCATTCAATAACTCTTAATTCATTGTTTAAAACGCCTCGAGGAGATTCTATAGCTTTTGACACAACTGCAGACGGCATATCATTAATGTCTTATTATGTGATAAACGCCTCAAACGTAGCAGTTAACTACTTAGGCCCATTCTCGTAATGAGATAGGAGTTACAGATGGCAGGTGGATTCGGATTTTTTGACGAATTAAAATTCAGTACTGAATTTAATACAACTAAAAGTACAAGTACTTCAAGGAATACCTCCTTAGCTACTGCAACTAATAGAGCAACTTCTACTTCAAAAAATACGATTACTACTTTTGCAACTACTTTAGAAACTATTACAACTTATGAAACTTCAAAATCTACGATTACAACGTTTAATACTACCCAAGAAACTGCAACTACAAAAGCAACTTCTACTTCGAAGTTAACCACCACTACTTTTGAAACTACTTTAGAAACTCTTACAAGTAAAGCTACTTCTACATCTAAATCTACTATAACAACTTTTAATACCAGCAAGTCAACCATAACTTCTTACAATACAACATTGGCTACTGCTACCACAAAAGCAACTTCTACTTCGAAGAGTACGATAACTTCTTATAATACAACAAGAGCTACTGCTACAACTAAATCCACTTCTACTTCGAAGACTACGATAACAACTTTCAATACTACCAGGTCAACTACTACGGTTTACAATACAACATTGGCTACTGCTACTACAAAAGCAACTTCTACTTCGAAGAGTACGATAACAACTTTTAATACTTCTAAATTAACTATTACAACTTTTAATACTACTAAAAGTACGATTACAAAATATAATACAACGTTAGAAACTGCTACAACTAAAGCAACTTCTACGTCTAAATCTACTATAACCACGTTTAATACTACCAAAGAAACGATAACAACATATAATACCACGCTCTCGACTATTGAATCACGTTCCACCTCCACGTCAAAAAACACGATTACAACTTACAATACCACACTTTCAACTATTGAAACGAGAAATACTTCTACTTCAAAGTCAACTATTACAACTTTTAATACTACACGAAGTACTATTGAATCGAGGTCTACGTCTACAAGTAGAAGTACAATAACAACTTATAACACTACCTTATCAACTGCTACAACTAAAAATACGGCTACTACAAAAAGTACAATTACAACGTATAATACTACTCGGAGTACGATAGAAACGAGAGCGACTTCTACGTCAAAAACTACAATAACGACTTTTAATACTACAAGGTCAACTATTGAATCGAGGTCTACGTCTACAAGTAAATCTACCACTACAACTTATGAAACTTCGAAAAATACAATAACAACGTTTAATACTACGCTTTCGACTATTGAAACAAGAGCTACTTCTACATCAAAAAGTACGATTACAACTTTTATAACTTCGAAGAGTACTATAACAACATTTAACACTACGTTGGCAACTATTACAACTTATGAAACTACCAGGTCAACTATTGAATCACGAGCTACTATTACCTCAAAACTTACAATAACTACTTTCAATACTACTTTGTCAACTCTTACAAGTGTGGCTACAGCTACAACTAAGTCAACTATTACAACGTTCAATACGATTACAACATATTCGACTACTACAACTTTCAACACTACGAAGAGTACAATAACAACTTTTATTACTACGAAAGAAACCACAACTACTTTTGCTACTGCAACTACGAGGTCTACAATTACAACGTTTAATACGATTACAACTTATAGTACCATAACTACCTTTAACACTACTAAAAGTACCATAACTACTTTTAATACAACAAGAAGCACTATTGAAACAAGAACTACAAGTACTTCAAGAACCACCATAACTACTTATAACACTACTAAGTCAACTATTGAAACAAGAGCAACAGGAACTTCAAAAAGTACTATAACTACTTTTAATACTACCAAGTCAACTATTGAAACGAGAGCAACAGGAACTTCAAAAAGTACCATAACTACTTTTAATACTACAAAAGACACTATTACAATTTTTGGAACTATAACAACTTATAGTACAATTACAACTTTCAACACTACAAAGTCAACTACTACGGTTTACAATACTATTACAACATATGGCACGGTGACGGTTTTTAATACCACAAAGTCTACTATTACAACTTTTATTACTACGTTGTCAACTATTACAACGTACAACACTACAAAATCAACTACTACGGTTTATAGTACAACAACAACTTTTAATACAAATACTACGTATATCACAACGTATAATACGATTACAACTTATTCTACCACAACAACTTTTGGCACGATTACGACATACACAACCACCACCACATTTAACACAATTACAATTTATAGCACGATTACAGCTCTATTAACTTCGAGAGAAACGAATACAACTTATAATACTTCAAGAAACACTATTGAAACAAGAGCTACTTCGACTTCGAGAAGTACCATAACTTCTTACAATACTTCAAAGAATACTATTGAATCAAGAGCCACTAATACAACTAAAAGCACTTCAACTTCAAGGTCTACTATTGAATCAAGAACTACGACTACAACGTTTAATACGCAAAAAACAACTATTACTTCGTATTTTACATCAAGAAATACTATTGAGTCAAGAAATACAATTACTTCGTATAACACGACTACAACTTTTATTACTTTTAGAACTACCACATATATCACAACTACAACTTTTAATACGAATACTACTTTTATGACGGTTTATAATACCATAACTACTTATGCAACTTTTTATGGTACATATAGAAATACTACTACAATTTTCAATACAGGGTATTTCACTTATTATAAAACATTTTTCTTTACCTTTGACCCGAGGTCAGGTGGTGAGACAACAAGTAGAAATACTTCAAGATTTACATCGAAAACTACTTCAAGAACCACGTCTACTTTGTTAGGAATCACAAGTAGGGCAACTACAAGAGCAACGGCAGAGTCAAGGGCGACAACTAAATCTACAGCAACTTCGAAGAATACTATTGAGTCAAGAACTACAATTTTTAATACTACAAGAGCAACAGGAACTTCAAAAAGTACAACCACAATTTACGCAACAAATACAGCTTTGATAACTTCGAGGGAAACGAATACAACGTACAATACTTCAAAGTCAACTACAACTACTTATTCTACTACTACCGTGTATAACACAATTACAACATATGCTACAATTACAACTTATACCACCTCAACAACTTTTATTACATCAAAAAGTACTACAACAACTTATAATACAATTACCACGTATACAACTTCTACAACGTTTAATACGCAAAAAACAACTATTACTTCGTATTTTACTAATAGAAGTACTATTGAATCAAGGTCAACTTCTACTTCAAGAAATACCATTGAAACGAGGACAACTTCTACTTCAAAAAGTACCATAGAAACACGTGCTACATCAACTTCAAAAGCAACAACTAAAGCTACAGCAACTTCGAAGTCTACTATTGAGTCAAGAAGTACGATTACAACTTTTATTACCACTAAAAGCACAATAACTTCTTTTAATACTACTAAAAGTACTATAACTACTTACAATACTGCAAAGTCAACTATTGAAACAAGAGCTACTTCTACATCAAAAAGCACTATAACTACTTACAATACCACACTTTCAACTATTGAAACAAGGACTACAAGTACTTCAAAAGTTACCACAACTACTTTTAATACTACTAAGTCAACTATTACTGCTTATAATACAATCACTACTTATAGTACGATTACGACTTTCAATACCACAAAGTCTACTATTACCGCTTATAATACAATCACTACTTATAGTACGATTACGACTTTTAATACCACAAGGTCTACTATTACAATTTTTGGCACTATAACAACTTATAGTACAATTACAACTTTTAATACTACGAAGAGTACCATAACTACTTACAATACCACACTTTCAACTATTGAAACAAGAGCAACGTCTACTTCGAAAAGCACTACAACAACTTTTAATACAGCTACTTCGAAGACTACGATTACAAGTTTTAATACTACTAAGAGTACAATAACTACTTTCAATACAACTTTGAGTACAATAGAAACAAGAGCTACATCGACATCGAAGAGTACTATAACTACTTACAATACCACAACAAAGTTTAATACTATTACAACTTTTAATACTACTAAAGGTACGTCTACCGTATTTTCTACTATAACAACTTATAGTACAATTACAACTTTTAATACTACTACCACTACCATAACAACTTTTGCAACTACGAAGAATACTATAACGAGTTTTAATACAACTAAAAATACTATAACGACTTTTAATACTATAACAACTTATAGCACTATAACGACTTTTAATACAACTAAAAATACTATAACGACTTTTAATACGACCACAAGTACTATAACTACTTTTAATACTATAACGGTTTATTCAACCATTACAACTTATAATACTACTGATAATACTACTACCGTATATAACACAATTACAACTTATGGTACGGTTACAACGTTTAATACAACTACCACAACCACAACTACTTTTAACACAATAACAACGTTTAATACTATAACAACGTTTAATACAACCACAACCACCACAACTACTTTTAATACTATAACGGTTTATTCAACTATAACTACGTTTAATACAACTACAAGTACTACAACAACTTTTAATACAATTACAACTTATAGCACAATTACAACGTTTAATACAACTACCACAACTACAACTACTTTTAACACAATAACGGTTTATTCTACTATAACAACGTTTAACACTACTACCACAACCATAACAACTTTTAATACGACTAAAAATACTATAACTACGTTTAATACTATAACGACTTTTAATACAATTACAACGTTTATAACAGAAACAGCTACTATTACAACTTTTAATACTACTAAAGGAACTTCAACTACTTTTGAAACTTCTACAAGTACTATAACGACTTTTAATACGATAACTACTTATAATACCATAACAACTTTTGAAACTTCAACAAGTACCACAACAACTTATAATACTACTGATAGTACAACTACGGTATTTAATACAATAACCACTTTTGGTACGGTAACAACTTTTATTACTTCAACAAGTACCATAACAACTTTTAATACAATTACAACGTTTGATACTATTACAACTTTTATTACGAGTACAAGCACTACAACTACTTTTGAAACTTCAACAAGTACCATAACTACGTTTAATACCATAACAAAGTTTAATACGATTACAACTTTTAATACGACCGAAGGTACCGTAACGACTTTTAATACAATTACAACCTTTAATACCATAACAACTTTTGAAACTTCAACAAGTACCATAACAACGTTTAACACAACTACTACGACCATAACTACTTTTGACACGACTAAAAATACTATAACCACGTTTAACACAATTACAACGTTTGATACTATTACTGCTTTCTCTACAGAATTTAGTACGATAACAACTTTTAATACATCCAGGATAACAAGTTATTACTTCTAATAAAAAAATAATCGTTTAGATTTTTTCATTATATTTATATATATAACGGTTATATTTCTTAAGGAGTTACTTAATGGCTAAAATGCAAAACGAAATGTTCAATCAACAGGATATGAACGAACGCATTGGTGAGTATGAAAAAAATAAATATTTGGTTGACAATTTAGAGCCTATAGATAAATTTTTCAGAAAACGTATGAGAAGGTATACTACAGAGTTTTCATACGATGTTATGGCAAACGAAATACCATATTTTAAAACTATAAATTATACAGAATATGCCACATCTTTTATGATGGTTCCTCTTAGTCAAATAATGAGAGAGCAACAAATTAAAGACGCTTATTATGATGAAGAAAGTGAAGAATATCCAATATTAGATTGGGTATCATATTTCAGAAGTAATGTAGAAAACAAAGTATCTAACAAGTATGAAGATAGAATAGACTTTACAAAAGACCCTCGATACGATAGAGAACTTGAGGCATTAGTAATTTTACCTGGTTCTAATAAAATTAAAAGTAGAATTTGTTTAAATAAACTAAAGACTATAAAAGAAAGACATGGAGATAAAGTTTTATTTAAACCACACCCTATAACTCAACATCAGATTATAGGTGAGTTAAAAGATTTATTTGGAGAGTCTTGTATATTACCACGTGAAGCAGATTTGTATGCTTTTATGATGAAGGTTCCTAAAATCTACACGACAAATATTAGTGAATCTTGTTTGTATTCAGTTTGTTTAGATAAAGAGATTGACCACATTGAAGTTCATCAAGATATGGCTTGGGGTTCTTTCTATCATATTAATTGGCCTATATTTCAATGTGAAGTTCGTGGACAAGATACAAAATATTTTATAAATAAAATATTATCAAGTCCTAAATGTGGAATAGTAAATCCTAAAGTAGACTTAAATTGGAAGAAAAAACTTAGTGATTATTTAACTTACATACACAAAGAGAGGGAGTTATGGTACGAGGTTTTTGTACGTGATGACCCTATTACAAAACCTGAAGAATTTAAAAAGAAGAAATCTTAGGAGTTTTTAAATGAAAAAAGTTTCAGTTTCAAACATAACATTTGGAGGTGATGATACACCTTTAATAGCAGGACCTTGTGTTGTTGAGACATACAAACTTGCTACTGATGTTGCAAAACAACTTGTGAAGATAGGAGAAAAAACAAACACTCCTATAATTTATAAAAGTTCTTTTGATAAAGCAAATCGTTCTTCTAATTCATCTTACAGAGGACCTGGAATAGAAAAAGGATTAGAAGCTCTAACAAGAGTAAAAGATGAAACAGGCCTACCTATACTTACTGATGTTCACGAAGTTCATCACGTAAATCAAGTAGCAGAAGTTGCTGACATATTACAAATACCTGCATTTTTATGTAGACAAACAGATTTGATAAAAGCTGCAGCACAAACAGGTAAAGTAGTAAATGTTAAAAAAGGTCAATTTTTATCTCCTTGGGAAATAGAAAATGTTATTGTAAAAATTACAGAAGAAGGTAACGAGAATATTCTGATTACAGAACGTGGTACACAATTTGGATATCAAAATCTTGTTGTTGATATGAGGTCTATTCCTATTATGCAACAATTTGGATTTCCTGTTATCTTTGATGCAACACATAGTAATCAACTTCCTGGTGGTAACGGAACATCAACTGCGGGTATGAGAGATATGGTTCCTTATTTAGCTAAAGCGGCAGTAGCAGTTGGTTGTGATGGTTTATTCTTTGAAACACATCCTAATCCTGAAGAAGCAAAATCAGATGCTTCTACTCAATGGCCTTTAGATAAGTTAGAAGAAGTTATTTCAAATCTAAAGATGAAACCAGCTAAGGTAGTTGAGGTTCGTCCTAGTAAAGATTTAGGAGAAAGTCAAGCAGAAAATTATGTAGATAATTTAAAAAAGAAAACTTTAGAACATCTTGAAGTTGATTTTAATTCTATGAAAGAAAAAGAAAAGCCTATTGAAACTAAAAAAGAAGATGGATTTCAAGGCACAGCTAATCATTTAATGAATGAACGTAGTTTAACAAAACGAATAGACATTAACAATGAATCTGATTACGCAAAAATAGATAATTCAGTAAAAATAGAATCAGTAATTTCTGATGGGTATCTTGATACATTGAATCCTACAGAAGTAGATGAGGTTTTAGTTAGTATGTTTGAATTAGCAGAACGTTTGATAGTTTTACATCTTGAACCTAAACGAAGACCTATGCAATGGTGGATGGATAAATTTCAATTTTTAAGAGAAAGACACGACCAAAAAGAGTTAGACATTTTTGTAGTTTTTGACGCAAAGCCGGATGAATTAAAAATGATTACATTACCTAAAAATTACTATCAAAAGAAAAAAGAACAAGAAGATAGATTAAAGAATAAATCAGTTCCTTTAGTTAAGTGGACAGATGGTAATAAACCAAGACCAAGGATATAATATATGCACACAGCAGGAAAAGTATGGGGCAAGACAGCTAATATATTTTCTAATCCTAATTTTGAAGTACATAGGATTGAAGTGAATAAAGGCGGTTATTGTTCTAAACATAAACACAAATATAAATTCAATGCTTTCTATGTAGAGAGTGGTGAATTAGAAATTATAATTTATAAGAACGATTACGATTTAGTAGATACTACGATTCTCAAGGCAGGTGATATGACGATTGCAAAACCAGGTGAATACCATAGTTTTAAAGCAAACGCAAAAACAATCTGTTATGAATTTTATTGGGTTGAATTGAATCACGATGATATTGAGAGAGAATCTGTAGGCGGTGCTTAGTGTACACAATTCCTATTCAAAATCTTGTAAAAGATAAAAGAGTTATCATTGTAGGAAATTCAGTAGAAATGATGAAGTACGAGTATGGAGACTTCATTGATTCTTTTGATATTGTTGTACATTTAGGTGCTGCAATCTCACGTGGTGAAGAATATCATAAAAATCTTGGTAGTAGAACTGATATATGGTCTACAGGTACTTTTAGATTACATTGTTATAATGATGTTGTTGATGAGTTCATAAATGGTCAATTTAAAGATACTATGGTGATTTTTAATAGAGTACGAACTAAATTGTTAGATGTAGACTCTATAGTTTCTTGGGAAAAAAGTTTACCACAAATTCCTAAAATAGATATGTTTAATGATTTAGAAATAATAAAAATATTAAACGATTTAAATTATTTACGAGGATTTGGAAACGGAATAGAAGGGCCTGCAAACTCACAAAGACCATCCGGCGGATTTATGACTATTTTGTATTTCTTAAAAAAAGTAAAAACTTACAAAAGTTTAGACATAATAGGTTTTGATTTTTTTAGAAAAGTAACAAATGTACATCGAGGTCCTGCAGATGAAAAGAATGTCAACAAACCATTTAGTTGGTATCTTCCAATTAGAAGTGAGAAGACCGGTATAACACATCCACATAATAAAAACTTAGAATTTAATTATATAAAAAAGTTAGAAGAAGATAAAAAATTGAATTGGAACGTGTTGTCTGATTTAAAAGAAAAAATGATAAAATACGATGGTTGGTTACATAAACATAAAAAAATTTACACAGATGCTATTCGTGAAGTCGATTCTTGATGAAAAAAATTGATGATAAACATAGTTTTCTTCAGTATCGAAAAGACCAAGAGAAGAAGCACTTACAATTAATTGAAAATACTAAGAATCCTTTGCATAGTATTTTAACGGTTGAGATGAATCTTACAGAATTATGTAATAGAACGTGTGTTTTCTGTCCACGTCACGACCCTAAAGTATATCCAAATAGAAATTTAAATACAACTATAGAAGATGCAAGTACAATAGCAAAACGATTAGCAGATTTTAATTATCTTGGAAGAGTATCTTTCAGTGGATTTGGAGAGAACTTTTTAAATAAACAATTTAATGAAATTGTTCAAGCGATGCGAAACGAATTGCCTAATAATGTATTTGAGTGTAACACTAATGGTGATTTTTTAAATAAACAGACCGTTACTGAAATATATGAAAGTGGTATGGATATGTTATACATAAATCTATACGATGGTCTTGAACAAATAGAACCTTTTGTTGAGATAATGAAAGAAGCAGGTATATCTGAAGACAACTACAAATTACGTGCGCATCACACACAAGATGAATGGGGATTGTTTGTTAATAATAGAAGTGGACTTATAGATTGGATAGGATTTGATGAAGATGATATTGAAAATTTAAAAGGAACAAAATGTCACTATCCTTATTATAAAATGTTTGTAGATTGGAATGGTGATGTATTGTTTTGTTCTAATGATTGGGGTAGAGAAATAATAGTAGGTAATTTAATTGAAAGTTCTGTTATGGATGTTTGGATGGGTGAAGAGATGAAAAAAGTTCGTGATAGACTTTCAGTAGGAGATAGAAGTCACAGCCCGTGTAATACGTGTTCAGTAAAAGGTGACTTATTTGGAGAGCCAAGTTTTAATTTAATTAATGAGTATTATGAGAGTAGCAATAACAGGTCACACTAAAGGACTCGGAAAAGAGTTATATAATCGTTTTGGTGATGTAAAAGGATTTTCATCAAGTAATGATTATGATGTTTCAGATAGGTATGACAGAGCAAAAATTATTAATGAAATACATAAATTTGATTTGTTTATAAATAATGCACATCCATTCTTTGACCAAACTCGATTGTTAATGGAAGTGTTTCAAGAGTGGAAATATGAAGACAAAACTATTGTAAATATAATTAGTAGAGCAAAGTACGATAACATATCTAAAGGATTTATGTATTCTGCTTCAAAAGCATCATTATCTCATCTTTCACATAATTTAAGATTTAACACAGATAAGAAATGTAAGATAATTGATGTAAATCCAGGACTACTTGAATCAGATTTGTCAAGTTTGACCTACAAAGAGATAGCTGATATTGTTATTTGGTGTATTACTCAACCTAAACATATTGAAATAGGAGAAATATCTGCTTGGCACAGAGATTCATATGTTGAAGTACAAAATGAAAAAGCAAAAAGATTAAGTAAGTGAACGTTTATATAGGATATGATAGTAGACAAGATTATTCTGAAAAATATTCAGATGTTGTAAATCCACCTTACCAAGTTTCTAAGTATTCTATACAAAAATATAACAAAAATATTGAAGTAGAACCAATTATAGTTTCAGAACTAAAAAGAAAAGACTTATATTGGAGAGGAACTGACTATTTATCAAGTACAGAGTTTGTTTATAGTAGATTTTTAACTCCGTATCTTAATGGTTATAAAGGATTAGCTTTATTTTGTGATTCTGATTTTTTATGGCAGTGCGATGTTAATGAATTATTAGATTATTATGATAGTAAGTATTCTGTTATGTGTGTAAAACATAATTATACACCACCTGAAAGTACAAAGATGGATGGTAAAGCACAAACACATTATCCAAGAAAGAATTGGTCAAGTTTAATGTTGTTTAATTGTGAACATCCTGATATTAAAAAATTAAGTGTGAAAAATATTAACAAAAAAGACGCAAAATGGTTGCATAGATTTGAATGGACAAGTGATGAATGTGTAGGAGAAATACCAGCAACTTTCAATTGGTTAGAAGGTTGGTATAATGACAACGTAGACCCAAAAGCTATACATTATACACGTGGTGGGCCTTGGCATAAAACGTGGGATGGTCACTATAAAGATAAATGGGTAAAAACATATAACAAATTAGTTAAGGAGAAGTCAAATGGCTGAAGAAAAAAAGTTCTCAGAAGAAGAACTAAAACAAATAAATGATGTTGCTGACAAATATAATGCACTTCAAACTGAATTAGGCAATCTTAGTGTTCAAAAGATTTTAGTAGATGACAGAATACTCGCTATTCAAGATAGAGAAGCTGAAATTAGAAAAGAATGGAAACAGAATCAAGTAACCGAGCAAGACTTAGTAAAAACACTTAGTGAAAAGTACGGTGAAGGCACTCTTGACCCAAAAACAGGAAGTTTTATACCTGTAGATAAAAAATAACACTATAAATATAACGTTTGGGATTTTTCTCAACTATTTATATATGTTTAACAATAACCTTATTTCATAGGAGAATATAATGGCAGAAAGAATTGTAAGTCCCGGTGTATTTACGCGGGAAAAAGATTTATCATTCTTGCCTCAGGGTGTAGCAGAAATTGGAGCGGCGATTGTCGGACCAACTTTACGAGGCCCTGCATTTACTCCAACCGTAGTAACAAGTACATCTGACCTTAAAAAGAAGTTTGGACCAACAGGCGGAACAAGACCTTATTATACAAGTATTGCAGCAGAACGTATGCTTGATAATGGAGCTCCGAGTGTTACTATTGTTAGAGTATTAGGCATAGGAGGATATCAGGTTGATGCACTCAACCTTTGTGAAGGAACAGGACCTAATAATGGTCGAGTCTTAATGACTTTAGTACCTTCAAATAAAGCAAGTGCAGGAACAGGAGATTTAAGTCAATCAAGAATTAGTCACGTAGTAAACTATGCATCAGGTTCTTCAAACTTAGCATCTGCATCACTTGATGTTGCTTTGTTTGTTTCAGGTTCAGATGTTTCTTTAGAAACTATTGAAGGTTTTCGTGTTGATTCCGGTACAAACTCTATTGGTGTATCAGCACAAGATACAAACAACTCAGTTTATTTATACAAAGATTATAACTCTGAAGGTAACGTTTTAAATCCTGCACCAACAGCATCTGTATCGATGTCTTTTCATACACTTGATTTATCAGGCGGTTCACAGACATATAGTGCTAATGGTAATGCAGGTACTTGGACAGGTAATAGTTCTTACTCTGTAGCAAGAACACCTTATATCCAATCACAAAAGTTTGGAAGCGCAAGAAAGAACTTGTTCAGAGTTTATACACGTGGGTATGGCGATGATATGAATAAAAATTATCACATATCTATTCAAAACGTAAAAGCTGCTAATAGTGCTAACGTAGCTCCAGGATATGCTCAGTTTGATTTATCTGTTTATCTATTTGATGCAGACGCAAATAGCTATTCTGAAGTAGAAACTTTTTCGCAGTGTAGTTTAGACCCTGAAAGTAACAGCTATGTTGTTAACAAAATCGGTGATGGATTTGAAACTTGTGATTCACAAGGTAATCTTACAAAGTATGGTGCTTTTGGAAACAAATCTGATTTTATCAGAATAGGTGATTACTCTATATTACCATCTTTAGATAAATCTACAGCACCGATGGGACATAGTGGTGTTTTTAATCCAGGACCAGGTGGCATAAATGTACCATCCGCTTCTTTTCACAGAAGCATTGATGATGCAAGTGGAAATGTCGATTTAGGTAAATTCTATGGCTTTGATTTTAATACTGCTAACAAGTTAAATCAAGCATACTTATCTCCTATACCTGCTACAGCAACCGAAGGAGCTAATCCTACAATGTCTCTTGAAGATATGAAAGGTACTTCAGGCGGAGCTACAGGTTTTGCTGATGCTTCAACAAATCTATCATTGGGTTCAGGTACACACGTACAACAACGTAGATTTAAAGTTCCTTTTCAGTGGGGCTTTGATGGAGAGAATCCTGCTCGTAACATATACTTCAATGGCGACATTGTATCAAGTAACTCGCAAGGATTTAATTTAGCAACCTCTACTGATAGTGGTTCAGTTGCTTATAATCAAGCGTTAGGTACAATTAAAGACCCTGATAGAATTGATATCAATATGATTATCACTCCAGGTATCATACACGAGTATCATCCTTCAGTTAGTAATAACGCAATGAGTATAGCTAAGAGTCGTGGAGACGCTTTCTATATTATGGATGGTTCACGTTGGGGTGCTACGGTATCTCAAGCAGTTAGTAATGTATCAGGTATCGATAACAACTATGTAGCTACTTACTTTCCTTGGGTGAGCATACAAAACCCAGGTGGTGGCGGTGTAATTTGGGTACCACCATCAGTAGTAATGGCAGGTGCATATGCTAACAACGATAGTATAGGCCAAGAGTGGTTTGCTCCCGCAGGTCTTAATCGTGGTTTGATAGCTGCGCAGGATGTTAAGAGAATCTTGACACACACAGAGAGAGATGAATTATACGATGGTAGAGTTAATCCTATTGCTTCTTTCCCAGGACAGGGTATTGTAGCATTTGGTCAGAAAACTCTACAATCAAGACCATCTGCTCTTGACAGAGTAAATGTTCGTAGATTATTAATTAACTTGAAGAAGTTTATTGCTTCATCTTCAAGATTCTTAGTATTCGAACAAAATACTGCGGCAACAAGAAATCGTTTCTTGAACATTGTCAATCCTTATATGGAATCAGTACAACAACGTTCAGGTCTTTCGGCTTTCAGAGTAGTAATGGATGATACCAATAATACTCCTGAAGTAGTAGATAGAAACCAATTAGTTGGTCAAATCTTCGTACAGCCTACAAGAACTGCTGAGTTTATTGTTCTTGACTTTGTTGTCTTGCCAACAGGAGCAGCATTTCCCGAATAATAAGGGAGGTTAAAAGAACTGAGGGGCTCATAACGAGCCCCTTTTTTCTTGGAAAATAAAACTAAGAAAAAACTAAGAAAAAAGAAATACATTCTTTTATACGATTTTGTGATTTCTATATATTTATAATAGAACAATAAACTTAACAGGAGAAAACAGATGCCTGATTTGATTGGAGCTAACGAAATATTTTTTACACCTTTCGAGCCTAAAACGAAAAATCGTTTTATCATGGAAATCGAAGGTGTACCGAGTTTCTTAATTAGAGCGGCTAATCGTCCATCAATAGAATTTGAAGAGATTGAATTAAATCATATTAATGTTAAGCGATATGTAAAAGGGAAAGCTTCTTGGCAGCCCTTAGACATTACTCTTTATGACCCTATCGTACCAAGTGGTGCTCAAGCAGTAATTGAGTGGATTAGACTTGGACACGAATCAGTAACAGGAAGAGACGGATACTCTGACTTCTATAAAAAGAATGTGACATTCCAATTACTTGGACCTGTTGGTGATGTTGTTGAAAAGTGGGACCTTAAGGGTGCTTACATACAATCTGCAAATTTTGGAGATTTGGATTGGTCAGTTAGTGAACCTGTAGACATAACTTGTACGTTACGTTATGACTACGCAGTATTACAATTCTAATATGAACTTTTTTAGAGAAATGCTTTCAAGTGATGCGAAGATATCGTCTAAACGATTTATAGGCTTCGCATCATTTGTTATGCTTATAGCAAGTTGGGTTGCAAATACATTTTGGCAGTTCGAAGTAAAAGATGTTATTCTTGGTCGTAAATAAATAGTTTTAATTTCTTAACTTAATAAGAGGTAATTGTTATGAGTAAATTTCCTACAGAGGTAATAGACTTACCTTCTAAAGGATTAGTGTATCCAAAAGAACATCCACTATCGAGTGGACAAGTTGAAATCAAATATATGACAGCAAAAGAAGAAGATATTCTTACTTCTCCAAACCTTATAGATAAAGGTATTGTGTTAGATAAACTTTTAGAAAGTATTATTGTTACAGAAGGAGTTAAGTTAGAAGACTTCATTGTTGGTGACAAGAACACTTTATTAGTATCAGCACGTATACTTGGATATGGTAAAGATTATCCAATACAACTTGGTGATGAAGAAGTAAATGTTGATTTGACAAGTTTAAAGGAAATATGGATAGATGAAAAAAATCTTGTTGAACCACACAAAAATGAATTTAACTATACGACTCCAAAAGGAAAAAACAAAATAGTTTTTTCTATATTAGATGGTCATATGGAAAAACAACTTGAAGATTTGAACAAAGCATATGAAAAAGCAGGACAATCAAGAGAGTTAACAAATCGATACAAATTAATTATCAAATCAGTAGATGGTAAAGTACAACGTGGCGAGATAGATGATTTTGTAGACAATCAGTTTATGGCTTTAGATTCAATGGCTTTTAGAGAGTATATTAAAGAAGTTAGTCCTGATATAGATTTTACAACTCAAGTAAAGTTAGCAGACGGAAGTGAGCAGGAGGTAACGGTCCCAATGACCGTTCGATTTTTTTGGCCTAACGCCGAAGTATAGAGAAAGCGTCTACGAACAAATATTTCAATTAGGCTACTACAGCCAAGGTTTTCATAGTTTTGATGAATTATATAATATGCCCTTAGGTATGAGAGAGTGGTATTATAGAAGATTAGTAAAAGCTAAAAAAGAAGAAAACGAAAAAATCAAAAAAGCATCAAGTAAGTATACACGTGCAAAATAAAAAAAATCGCGCAACTATAAATTATCTATCAGCATCTTTATCATTTGAAGAAGATAGAATAACTTACATAAATACCGAAGGTAAGTTAATTAATGTTATGATGGAATGGGAAGACCCTATAATGTCCGCTTCAGCCGCATATGTTTGTGAGAACGGAGGAGATATTTTAGAGTTTGGTTTTGGAATGGGTATAAGTGCTGATTACATACAATCACACGATATTTCATCTCACACTATTTGTGAAATACATCCTCAGATTATTGAGAAAGCAAATGAGTGGGCTAAAGACAAACCTAATGTAACAATCGTTGAAGGTAGTTGGTATAGTAATTTAGATAAGTTAGAAACATATGATGGTATATGGTGGGATGCAGGATTTACTTCTGATACACAATACTTTAGTTCATCTTTATCACAATTAACAAGAGAAGGAACTCGTGTTACTTGGTGGAATGGTGATGAGACAGAAAAGAATAAATTTCCGTTCTTTCCACAAGATTATTCTTTTCAAAAAATAACAGGAATCGAACCTGTAAGTAACGATTATTTTGACGAAAAAACTTCAATTTATTTTATGCCAAAAAAAGAATTTTAGGGTAACTTGATATTTATATACGAGTCTTAACGGAGAATCTCTATGAAAAATCAAATCAAAGAAGGGTTCATTGATAAATTCTTTCAAGCTATTGCTAAAGGTAGAGTAGATAGTACTATGAAGAAGATGATAAAACAGAATCCTGAACTTGCAAAAAACATAAAAAAACGACAAGAAATAGATAAAGAAATAGACGCTATTTTAAAAAGAATATAAATAAATTATGGCTGATAATTTCGCAAATCTAAAAGAAATTCAAGATTATCAAAAACTTCTAAAAGAAATAAAAGAAGAAGAGGCTAAAATCCTTGCGGATAGAAGAAGATACAATAAAGAAGGAAACCTATCTAAAAAAGCACAAGAACAAATCTTAAAACTAATTGCAGACCAGCAAGTAGCTGAACAAGAGATAGCTAAACTACGTGTAAAATCTGCTGAAGAACAGAAAAAAGTTGGTAAAGACCAAATAAGTTTTCAAAAAGAATTAAATAATTTAGCTAAAAAATCTAATAAACTTGCATCATCTAAAAAAGGCCGTATATTATCAGCTTTTGGGTTAGAAGCTAAAAATCAAAAATTTATCGATAAAGCTAAGGAAGCTTCAACATTAAAAGAAAAAAATGCCTTCAAAGAATTAGAACAATTACGTATAGACTCACTTGATGAACTTGCAGACGGCACATTTGATTTAGATATATTTAAGAGTAAATTAGCAGATATAGATTTACCTGATGATTTAAAAGACGCATTAGAACGTAAATTCAGTAATGCGGCAGGTGATGCAGATGCTATCAAGAATGCTATGGATATTAATTTACCATTTCTTGATAAGTTAGATGATTTACAGGCGGGTGCAGAAACAATAAAGGGAATGCTTGGTAACGCAAAACTTTTAGGTCTTGCATTAGCAGGATTAGTCTTGAAAGCCATAACAGATTTTGTTATGCAGGCAAAACAAGCTCGTCAAGAATTAGGTATTACGGCAGGTAGTGCAGCAGAATTATCAGTTGATATGACGGCAGCTTCTAAGGCAGCTTTCTTATTTGGTGGTGATACTGAAAAAGCAAGTCAATCCGTACAAGCTTTAACTGAATCTATGGGTAGGGTGGCTCCACTTAGCACTGCAACTGCAGCACAATTTGGTAAAATAGCAGGTTTATCAGGAGCATCAGCAGAATCATTGGCTACAATCGTAGAATTGAATTCCTTAGCATTAGGACAATCTGTTGACAAATCAGTTTCAGACTTAGCATCTTTAGAAGCTTTAGCAGAATCAGAGGGAGTTCTAAAAAGTCAAGTATTTGATGATGTTGCTCAATCAGCAAAAGACCAAGCTTTGTTCTTTGGTAAAAGTGCAAAAGAAATTGCTAAAGCGGCGGTTGCTATGAGAAAACTTGGTATTGAAGCAAGTGCATTAAATGCTTTAGCAGAATCACTTTTAGATTTAGAATCATCAATAGCTTCAGAATTTGAATTACAAGTTTTATTTGGTAAAAATATAAATTTAAATAAAGCAAGACAACTCGCATTTGACAGAGACTCTGCAGGATTAGCTCGTGAAATTAAAATGCAACTTGGAGGTCAATTTGATTTAGCAAGTGCAAACGCTGCGCAAGTAAAAGCACTAACAGATGCTTTTGGATTATCACAAGAACAATTACAAAAAGTTATACAAGGTCAAGATATTTTTAACAATAAAGTAAAAGAAGGTAATGATTTTTCTTTTACACAACTTGGTTTAACCGCAGCATTAGTAGGTACTATAGGAGCGGCAATTGGTGCAGTTATAGGTATGATAACTTTAGGAGCAGCATTACCAAAAATGGCCGCAGGTGCAAAAGGAGGAGCTTTAATAGGTGGAGCCGCAGGATTAGCCGCAGGTGGAGTTGGTTTTGGTATTTTTTCTGCAATGAAAAGTAATAAAATGGAAGATGCGTCAATAGAAAGAAAATCAGTTGGTTCAATGGAACCTGCCGCTACATTTTCATTAGGTGATGCCGCATCTATAAATGTTTCAAAGTCAACTCAAGATTCTATAAACTTAGAAATGGATAAATTAGTAAAAGTTATAAGAGAAGAATTAGTTGCTGAAGTAAAATCAGGTAATAAAGATAACAGAGAAACACTTAGTAGAGTAGTATCTGCTACTGAAGATAACACAAGAGCAGTTAGGAAAATAATGTAATGGCATTAAGTGACTTATTAGATAAAATTGAATCGTTTGATTATAGTCAAGTAGGTAAACCACAATCATTTGAAGCAAATGGTAAAGTTGTTACAGGTCAACAATCTTTTGACAGACCAATAGAAACACCATTACCTATTCAAGAAGTAGTTCTTGGTTTTGGTCCTCGTAGTTTATTGTCTGCTCCACAAGGTGTTGATTTCTTTCAAGGAAGAGCTGAAGGTTTTACTCCTAATATGGAAGACACTCAATTTCGTGGTTTAAATCTTGATACAAACAAAAGTCTTCCTGCTCCAAGAATTACAATAGGCTCAAGTGTTGTAAGATGGCCAGGCCCTGTAAATTATTTTGCAGATGATTATGCAGTTGGATTTCAAAAAGATAAATCACCTATAGGAATAGGACCAGGTACAACTGATTATAATTTTATAAATGATGAAACAAGTACTTTCAACGTTAGCACTCAGTTTGGTGCTGTCAATTATGATTTTCCTCACGAAACAGATTTCTTTGGAAACGATGATGCGAGTGGATTTAATTCAAATAAAGGACCTGAAGGAATAGGACCAGGCACTACAGATTTTAAAAATATAGATGGTGAATCATACAATAGAAAACCTGAGTTAGATTCTACTTTTACATGGCCAAGTGCTGGTAACCCATATGAAGTAGATTTCTTTGATGTAGATAAAAAACATACAAACGCAGGATTCAGTAAAGAATTTCAAACAGGTATTGGATTTTTTCCTAACAAACCTTATTCTAAATTTAAGACTGCTAATGACCCATTTGAGTATACTTCTTATTTGTGGGATAGTGAGTATTTTACTTATTTAAGCGACAATTTTCCTTATAAAAGAGTAATAGATGATGAAGAAAATGTTGTAGAAACTTTTCAATCAAGCACTTCAACTATATATGGTTTGTCTAATACTTCAATCGAATATAGAGCTTCAGCCGCAAGAATTGATAGTATGACTAAAGACGATAGTAACTTTGTTACAACTAATGATGATGGTGATGCGTCTCTTATAGAAGATGCATCTTTGATACAAGATAATAAAGTAACTATAGGTGTTGACGCAGATGGTACTTCTGTTACTATACCTGCAGGTACACGAAGTGGGGAAAAATATCAATACCCTACAAGTTATACAAGTACTACTATTCTTAATAATGGTGTTTTCTTAGAAGGCGGATTTTTTGGTGACTTACCTGACTCAATAACTATAGAACCAAATAGACTTGGTAAGTTTGCTGATGATGTTCTTGATGAAGATAATAAAACTTTATTATTACAAGTTGGTGCTGATGGAAGTGCGTTAGCTGCTAATACAGACGGAAGTATGAAAAAAGTTTTATCAGGAAAAAATCAAGGAATGGGTGGATTAGAAACTTATTCTCAATACATAAGAAAGATGAGTGAAAATGATTCTGAACCTTTTGTTGTACGTAAACAAGGTGATGATTGGGGCGCAGATGCGAGTAGAGATTTAGGTCCAAGCGTTTTACAAAATATAATAGAATTTTTTGGAGAAGGATTTAATGCTTTAGATGGGATAGCAAGTGGTTTTACAAGAGGAGCTCCAGGAATAACAGGTAGAGTTAGTAGAGAACTATTTGATATAACGAGAAAAATTGGAGTTATAAAATCAGAAAGAGGAACTAATTTTCTGATTACTAATTTTGGTCTTCAAGCTTATAATCGAACTTTAGAAACGAGAGTTTATAATCCACTTTCTTTACTTAGTAATAATTTTGTAGCTTTAAAAAGACATCTTCTTGGTCTTGAATATACAGACGTTTTAAAAGACCCATTATCGATAATAAAAGACAAACTTCCATCGTTTTTACAAGGATTTTTTCCTGATGACGAAAAAGCTGATGATATAACTCCTAAAGGAAGAATTATAAATCAAGCAAGTTGGAAAGCTCCTTATCAAACTGACACACAATTAAAAGAACAAGGTCTTGCGATATCTAACGCACTTACAGCAGGTATAGATTTGCCAAGTTTTGATGAGTTGAAAGGTACAGGAAGATTAATTGCAACTAATCCTAATCATTACTTTAGAATACCATTTCCTGTTGACCCATATGGTCAAGGTGATGGTAAAGCAGGTAGTCTTGATAGTGCTAAAGACCAAGAAAGCAGATTAAAAGCAGGAGTAAGTGCAAACACTACACACACTTTTTCTGATACACCTTTAGACCGACAAGGAGTAGTTAACCTTAATGCTTCAAATAAAAAAGATTATCATTATTTATATTATGGACAAATTAAAACCGTTGCAAATGACCCTAATTTACAATATGAAAAAACTATGTTATCGAAAGCAGACGATGTTGATAGCTCAGAATTTGAAACAAATTCTCCTTCACTCGTTAGTCCATTTAATCAAGAAAAGAATGGTAAAATAAATAGAAAATTTGCAAGTGCTCCTGTAAGTAATGCAGAATCATCAAAATTAGATTTAATTGATGTTGTTGATAATTCAAATGCTAAAGGTACTATAGGAGATGATATAAATGCTATATCTTACACAGGTTATAATACATTTCCTCCATTATCTGATAAAGATTGGATTGACTTTGCTTTTGAAACACCACAAACACAAAAAGCAAGGATGGTAAGAAGACATTTACATTTTAGAGCATCTATAAATAGTTTAAATGAAAGCATATCACCTGAATATTCTGAACAACGTTATCTTGGTAGACCTGACAAATACTATACCTATGCTGGAGTTGATAGAGATATCAATATAGATTTTACTTTATATCCAAAAACTGCACAAGAATTTCCTTTTCTACTCGAAAAATTAAATTATCTTGTTGGATTGTGTTATCCTGAGTATAGTTCTGCAGGTTATATGATTGCTCCTTATACTAAGTTTACTTTAGGTAGTATGTTTGAAGACGCTCCTGGTTATATTTCTTCTTTACAAGTTAATGTACAAGACAATACTACTTGGGAAGTAGATATGTTTGCGTTTCCAAAACATATAACTTGCGCTTTGACTTATAGATATATTGGTAATTATCTACCACACAAATTTGGTAAACACTACGAACTTGAATGGTTAAATGTAGATACAGGACTTATAAATACAGACAATGCCGGTTCTACTTTAACTTATGAAAATGAAGAAGGAGTTATAGTTAATAGAGAAGTTGGTGGTATATTTGGCTTAGATGATATGATAGGTGAATTTGATTTAAATCTGATGCAAAAAAAGTTAGGTGTAAAAGATGAAAAAATAAATAAAGTAGAAAAATCAACAGGTACTGACGGACTAAATCTTCCAGGTGAACCTGTTCCTGCCTCAACAGGCGCATAAAAAATATGAGATATTCTAACACTAAAATATTAAAAAGAGAAGGTAAACGAGTTTATTCAACTACGTTTTATCCAAAAATTCGAATACAAGATTCAGATGTATACGTAAATGTTCCACGTGGTACAAGATTAGACCAATTAGCTAATAAGTATTATGGAGATGTGTCACTTTGGTGGATAATAAGTAAAGCTAATGACCTATCAGGGGCTGAGATTCAATTAGACCCTTCAAAAACATATAGAATTCCTACACAAGTAACAGGGATAGTATCAGAGTTTAATGACTTAAATAGGAAAAAGTAATGTTTGGCAAAAAGTTAAACGAAAAAGTTACTGATGAGTTAGAAAAACGAAAACGAGCATTAGATAGAAGTGCGGATGTAAACAACGACTTTTCAGGTGAAACTAATCCTTTTAGTGCAGGAGGGCTAATAGAAAATCCTCTGTTTACTCCTGATTATAAACTTTCAGAAATGATGGTGAAAACTACGTATGCAAGACTTATTTCACCAAGATTTAAAACAAGTAATGGTTCTGTATATGAAATTCGTGGTAGATTGTTACAACACGAAGCACAAGGTAATTTTGAAGGTAGTAGAGTTAATCAAGTTCGAGACCAACTTAATTATACATATTGGAATGCGACTTCTGATGAACGTGGCTATGTTCCACCACCTGGTATAACATCTATTAGAACTGCTTATGTAGGTGAAGGTGCTACTATAAACACTATAAAAGAAGCAGACGTAACTCTTAGATTATATAGTTTATCTCAATATAATTTAATTATTCCTTACTTTGTTAGAGTAGGAACTCTTTTATATCTTGAATTTGGTTGGTCAAATCCACAACTTGAATTATCTAAACTTTCAGCTTATCCTCGAAACTTTATGAAAACAGAACAAGGTGATGATGGTGAAGAAGTAACATTAATGGATATAGATGCTATACAAACATATCCGGATGAATTTGCAGTAAATACAAATGGAAATAGTGACATTCTTGTAGGAACGGTTACTAATTTTGATGTTAAGATTCAACCTGATGGTGGGTTTGAAGTAAATCTTTCATTAAAATCCCAAGGGTATTCTATGTATCATCAACCTACATATGCTGATAGTAGAGCAAATTTTAAAGTAGTTAAAAATGTACCAAGTGGTTCTAATGATTCTCCTTTTGGAAATAATTTAGATGAAAGAACTGCGCCAATGATGTTAGCTAAATCTAAACTATTAATACAAGAAGACTTTAATCTTAAATCTGTATTTTCTACTGCAATAGACGGTGATGAAGACACTTCTATAGAGTTTGCTCAACCTTCTTACATATATATTCCTGTTGGTTCAGGACAATTAGATGACAGACTAACACAATCAAGTACAGGTAAAAAATATATAAAAAAGTATTCTAATGATTTAAAAGGATTAGGATTTGACGTTAATTCTAATGTAGATAGCGGAATAGCATCATTGTCTGCAATGCACAAAGGCGGAGATTTAATGTTAACCATTTATTCTGCTGGAGTGCAAAAAGTAGATACTCTTGTATATGATTCAGAAACCGGAGAAGCAAAAATAGACTACTTTTCTTTTGGTTACATTAAATCTAAATTTGGAGATAAAAAGCCACCATCAAAGTATAAAACACAGAACTTCTTTATAATGAGAATAAACTATTTTCCTTCTGTTAGATACATTGAAGACAACATTCTTTCACGACTATTTGGAACTGCAGACGCAAGTGGTGTAATAAATGGTGGTATACGTTCTTTATCTTTGAGCAAAACTGCAGGTTACGATTTTGAAGGAAGTGATAATCCATTTATAAGTAACAAAATGTTGACTCATAGAATACTAATACCTAAAAACTTTAATCAAGTATTAATAAACAATGAAGCAATGGTCTCTGTTTTACAAAGAACAGGTACCGGACAATTTAAATCAGAAGGAAAAATAATAACAGAAGCAGACGGAATGTTGGGTACAGATTTTGGAGGATGGACACATAAAGCATATGCAGAATATTCAAAAAGTGTAGGTAAGATACTTAGAAAAGGATTGCCTTTTATATCAGAGTTTGATGGTCAAAAAAATTCTGAAACAGCAGATGACGAAATAAAAAATCCAAATCACGTTTCTGCTTTTATAAGACATATGTATGTTAATATAGAGTTAGTACAAGAAGCTTTTTTAGGTTCTGATAATCTTAAATTTTGTAATAGAGCTTACTTTCCAAGTTCAGCAGATGTTAAAAAAATAAATATAGGAACTGAACAAGACCCTGAGTATCAATTTGTAAATCGAAATCAAGTTTTAGATAAAGAAATAATAGGTTCAGACGAATTATACGCATATTTTCAAGACAGAGGTATTCGATTTAATAAAGAATCGTGTGCTTTAACTTTAACTGAAGGTTTATATAATATGTGGAATTCAATTTCTGCTAATTTTCACAATTTTCCTAATTTTGAAATAGGAGCTAATATAAATCTACCAAATTTTCTACAAGTGTACGATTTACGATACACTAAATCTAATGAATTTTATGAATTTGATGTTTTCAATAGAAATTCTATTTTAAAATCTTTAGAACTATCAAGTCAAATACCTACTAATGTTCAATTAGCAGCAACCCTTGGTGCAAGTACAACTTTTGATTTTGATTCATTAGTTGGTGGTACTAATAACGGACTTCAAGAAGATTTATTGATATCTGTAAATAAAGGTGACGTTATTCGTAAAGATGAGAGTGATAAGAGCGATTTATTAACAACTATGGCTTTTGAGAAATCTTTATATCTTCAGAGTTATTACAAGAAACCACCTCCAACACCTCCTGCTTTATCACCTGATGAAATAGACCAATTTAATGCCGCATCAACTATGACAGATGACGAGTTTGAAGCATATCTTCTTGATGAAACTCCAAAAAGTGAAGAAGAAAAACAAGCAGACGAAGAATATAATGCACTTGTAGCCGCTCACGAAAGCTATGTTCCTGGAATAAGCGATAAAATGAAAAATTTAAAAGTTTTAAAATTAGAAAAAGGTGAAAATAGCACATATGCTTGGTATGGGTTGTCTCCTAACGTAATAGCAGGAACTCCTGAAGCAATTGAAGAAGATTCTTCAGACCCTGATGATGATTTGAGAAAAAGTTTTCCTGACTTAAATGTAGCGCTTAGTGAGATGCAAGGAACTTTAAATAAATTATTTATGTTAGACAACAAAGGAAAGCTTTTATATGGTGGTTCAGACCCGGATAATCCATTAGAAGTAGAAAACACAGGTGTTGCAGTTGATGTAGTTGACGAAAACGGAGAAGTAACAAAAGTTAATCCTTCAGTAAATTTAAGAACCGGTGAGATAACAATTAAAGATGATAAGAAAATGAGTTTTACTACAACGTATGCTAACTTTGTAAAAGACGACCCATATGGAAGAGGATTTGTTCACGTAGAATTTGGTACTCACGCAGACTATCAAGCTTATTTAGATTATCTTATTTTTCAAGATGAAAAAGAATCTTTAGCAGCTTTGAATGGAACAATAAGTTATTTTGAACTTACTTTTGAAATAGACGGTATATCAGGTATTTTACCAGGAGAAGCATTTACTATAAGTTATTTACCTGATTTGATAAAAGACTATTTTTATTTTATAGTAAAGAACGTAGAACAGACTTTAGGTGCTGATGGTTGGACTACTACGATAACTGCTTTACAAAGAAGAAAATATGCTGTTGTTAAACCAAGAAACACTTTAGCAATTAGTTTACAAACGTATAGTAGAGGAGGTAAGAAAAACATAAAACCTGAAAAAATACCTGATGATTTATTTCCTAAAGATAGATTACCAGGTGACCCAATACCTGAACCTGATATTCCTCCATTACCTGATGAAGGTCAAGATACAGAGATACCAAATCCTAATGATAAAGGTATAGTAAGATTTCCTCCAAAAACAAAAAACAAGTTATCTTTAAATTCAAATTTTGATTTGACTCTTCCACCAAAGTTTGACCCTGATGAATTACCAAAACCTCCTGTAAACTTTGTTGCTTATGATATACAAGATTCGCCTACAGCAGAAATAGTATTAAGTTATACAGATGGTCAAGCACAACTTACAACTACTCCAGGTGCTGATGAACAACAATTTTTCAAAATTTATCCTGATGGTGATAAAAACAATGCACCTATAGCTTTTACTCTTGGCGTAACAGATATATTAAGTAAAGCAGAATATAAAGCTATTATAAATAAATATAAAGATGCGTTTGGCTCAGAAGGTCATAGTGTTCCGATAGAAGATGTATTAGCAGAGCAATATATGCCAATGACGATTTCACAACCTGAACGAGGTCAAGGAGAGATAGATTATGGAAAATGGGATGAAGTCGGTGAAATTGAATTTTTTGTAGCAAAGAGACCTATAGGAACAGGAGATGTTGCAGAAGCAGGAGATGACTCAATGACGGTTTCAAGTTATATTGCTCAAATGATAGAAGCTATGAATGTTATCGGTGACGATAATTCTGAACGTGCAAATTCAAATGCAGGAGTTTCTTCAAACTTTTATGCAGACGATATTATAAAAAGAATATTAGACCAACCTCAAAGAACACGTTTAACCGTTTTAGAAACTGAAAAAGAAGAGATAGAACCTATAGAAAGACCAAAAATACCTGTTCCTTCTGAAGACGAAGATATTGCTGATGATTTAACTCTTGATGAATTAGATTTTGAAACCTTTGACCTTGATGAGCCACCACCGCCATCACGAGCAAATATAGTATTTGTAGAAAACGAACCTGATACAAATCAAGAAGAAGAAGTAGAAGTCAAACCAAAAGAACCAATACTATCAACTTATCAAGCTTACTATATGGACCGTGGATATGAAAAAGAGGCTTGGCAACAAAATCACGAAGTATTATACGCTTTGTGTGGAGGATGGGGAACTAAAGGTGCTGGATATACAAAAGGTGGAGTTTACTATGGTGAATGCCGCCCTGATGACCCTAATTTACAAAACATAGCAGTTCCTTTTAAAAAACGAATGGAATTTTGGGATGAGATGATTCAAAAACCAAATGAAGGCGGTAAATACGACAGAGAAAAAGCACTACAACAAATGAAAAAGTTAAAAGCAACCGGTGAGTTTGATAAAATGAAACCAAATCAAACTTGGACACCACAATGGTCATTACCTGCAGGATATAATCCTGACATTAGTAGAAAAGCAATCAGTTGGTATAAAAAGAAAGATGATAATAAAAAATTAGTAAATGTTGGTAAAACATTTTATAATGACCCTAACTTGGATTAATAATGTTAGATATTGATGAAATAAGAGATATACACAGAAAAACCGTTAGAGTAAGAACGAATGCAGGAGTAGTTCCTGATAATTCATCGTTTTATTATAAATCAAATGAGTTTCCTGTTAAGAAAGGTACATACTATCACATACATTATACAAACGACTTTAAAGAAGTTTATATGACAGGTCGCAAACATCAAATAAATTCAAGAATAATAATTCCTGTAGGTGAAAAAACTGATTTTGAAAGATATGCAAGTAATCCTGCTAACTCATACACTATAATGAAACCTGCAATGGTTAGAGGTCTACCAAAAAAATCAGATTTTATAGCAGGAAGTTTTACACGATATTTTGCTAAAAGAGTTAATGATGAAACTGAAACTATAGCAGAAGTAAATTCTGCTTTTACAAGTCCTTTATATCAAGTGATAACTTTGAATTGGAGATTACGTGGTTCTTTATCAAGTGTTTATAGACAGAATTATAGAACCGCACAAGGATTTAAAAATAGTTTTCCACAAATAACAAAATTATTGTCTAATCCATTAGAGTTTGTAAAAATACCTGAACTTAATGAAACATTAGACATACGAAATAGATTGGGAATCTTAAACGCTCCTAAAGATAAAGATGGAAATATTGTATACGACCCATCATTAACTCCACCTGTAAAGATGGCTTTAGATGAAGGCCCAGGTAAATTTAAAATGAAAGGTCCTAAAAAAGGCGGTGGTATTGGTAAAATAAAATTTAATAAGAAAAATTTTGCTAAATATAGCGGTGGAGGTGGCTCAGGAGGAGGTGGCGGAGGCTACTAAAAAAATACTTGACATTATCAATAAAAAGTTATATATTAAGACGTGGTTATAATAGAGAAGTACAACCAATTTGAGGACTTTACAGGTGAGTATCATTCTTCAGATTGGGTGTTTTTACATTTCATAGGAAGCAAGAATAAACATCCATTAAACGATTATCCGTTAATGCTATACGTACGGACTTCATCTGATAAAGAATACGTGTTATCTTTTGGACACGATGAAGCTACTGAATTAACTTTAGATTGTTTACTGAATTTAGATACTGACATTCCAAAGTATGTAGCAGACGTTAAAGCTGTCTGTCACTTTGCTGACTTTAAAAACGTGATTGACTTACAACAAACAGAGTTTGAAAAACAAGGTAATTTAGTAGACAATCAGATATTCTTAACAACTTCACATAGATTTTTCCATTCTAAAGGTATGAATAATTTTGTAGTTCCTTTGATGAAACACATAGAATATTGTCAAGATTTATTCACAAACTACAAAGATAATATTGGTAACGAATATAATGATTTTTATGTAGATGCTAATAAAGTGTTTTCTCAAGTAGAACGTGCAGGTCTAAGAGTTAGTCCGTTACACGTTCCAAATGAACAAAAAGATAATGTTTCTAAAGACCATTTAATGTTTTCAAACTATAACGTACTAACTCCTACAGGCAGACCAAGTAATGCTTATGATGGACTTAACTTTGCAGCGATGAATAAAAGTGATGGTTCACGTAAGATGATAAAAAGTAGATTTGATGAATTGATTGAATTTGACTTTGATGCTTATCACGTAAGATTGATTGGCAAACTAATTGGTTATGATTTTGGTAATGAAAGTGTACACGAACACTTTAGTAAACTATATAATGTGTCTTATGAAGAGTCAAAGTCAATGACTTTTAAATATATGTATGGTGGTGTTCCTGATGATGTAGCAAAAACACACGAGTTTTTTGGTAAAGTTAAAGATTATTATACTAAATTATGGTCACGATTTAAGAGAGATAAAGTTTTATTAACTGATATTTATAAAAGAAGAATAACGTTAAATGAAAAAGACTTTTATCCTTCAAAACTTTTTAATTATATGATACAAAGTTTGGAAACAGAACGAAATATCGTAATATTGAAGAGTTTATTAAAAGAAACAAAAGACTTTGAAAGTAAGTTAGTATTATATCATTACGATAGTTTTTTGTTTGACTATAACAAAAACGATGGAGATAAATTTGTTGAAATTGTTCAAAAAGAGTTACAGAGAGATGGATTCCCTGTCAAGATGAAACGAGGTAAGAACTACGATGAACTCATTTGATAAACTACTTACCGAAATCTCTTGGTTATACGAAAAGGGATATCCTGATTTCAGTATAAAAGAAGATAGAGAAGCATTATATGATTATCTCTTATCTATAGGATTTCCACACTCTGATGTTATAGAATTATCTGAAAGATTTATCAACGAAGACGACATTGTTAAAAACAAAGATAGTGGCAACACATATGTAGTTAAAAAACACAATCCTGACACTCAAGATTTAGTTCAAAAAGACGCTTCTGAAGATGATATTGAAAAAGTAAAAGATGGTGGTGAAGAAGAACCTGAAAGTAAATCAATACAATCTCGTATTGATGCTATGAAAAAAGATTTAGAAAAGAAAGGATTAGTAGATGTAAGTGATGATGGTAGTGGCGTTATGGTTCCTAATTTTCCTGTAGAGAAAGCAAAAAATCCTTCATCTGATGACCCGAGGGTAATTGAAAAACGAAATCAAAGAATCGACACACTTATTACAAGTTTAGACAAACACGATAATATGGGAGATGACAAAGAGTTAGTCAAATCAGGAATGACTAAGTATAAAGAAAGTCGTGTAGAAGAAATGTCTCAAGAAGAATTAGAAGCTATACGTAGATGGGTAGCAGTAAAGAAAGGTAAGACTGCTGCGTTGTACATAGCAGATGTTAAACCTAACGATTGGAGAAAAGGTAAAGTTTCACATAAAGGACAGAGTGTTGAAAACAGATATTCTATACCTAAAAGTGATGATTCATCAAAATTTAGTTTTGAATATACAAAAGGGTTAGCTAAAGATTTAGGTTTAAGACAACAACCAGGTACTAATAGTAGAACAAGTTCAAAAGATGTAGACCCTGCTTCATTAACTGACGATAGAGATAAAGTTGAGGTTCAGAAAAATGAAGATGGTTCAGTTACTTTTGGTAGTATAACTTACAGAGAAAGAGAAGTTCCTGATAGAGATGAATTATCTAAAGCTTTACAAAAACGTGGTATGTCAAAAGAAGAAGCAGATAAAAAAGCAAGAGTAGTTGCAGTTGGTATTGAAAGACACAATAGAGCAGTTAGAGAAATGCAAGATATGGAAATTGTTGATATGGGTGATGTGTCTACTCCTGAAGGTAAAAAACAAGCTATGGACAAAGTCTTAGATTTAGTAGGAAATAAATTACAAGAAAAATTAGAAGCATCAGGAGAACTTAATGGACCATTAAGTGAAGGTCATTATGAACTCATTGATAAGATTAAAAACGTAAAGAATCCTACACCACCAATAAGTGGTGAAGACGTTAAGAAGTATGAAGAAGAATTAGGTCAAATTTTAGTTAAGATGGAAGAAATAGGAGATATGCAAACTTCACGAGCAGAAGTAGCAGAAGCATTAACATATTGTGTTAGATTATCACAAGGATTTGAAGCATACTTTCCATCAGACCAAACTGCTAAAGTTAGTGATGTGTATGCACTGAAAAAAATTCAAGATTATGATAATGTTGAAGAAGTGGCAGATTCTATACAACAGATATTAGTTGAAGTAGAAGTGACGGGTGGAGAGAGTGTTAAATTTAATTCAGGTGCAAAATCAGCATCAGCTGATAAAGTAGACTTAACAGAATACGGTGACCCTGCAACTAAACAAATTATAAAAGATGCTTTTGAAAGTTACGATTTACTTTATAATGCAAAACCATTTCCGCCAAAATCTAATGATAGTGTTTATGATGATTTAAAAAAATCTAACGATACTTTAATAGACCATTTAATAGCAATGAGAGAGAAACACAATCCTGAACCTATCAAATATGGTCGTCCTGCAAAAGAGTATCCTATGACTAAAGAAGGTATGAACGATTTATATGATGCATATTATCAACGTGGAGTTGAAATATCAGAAAAGATAATGAAAAATAAAAAGTTTGCTAAGAAGTTTCAATCTTTAGACGATGAAGGCAGACAAGCTGTTATAAAAGCAATGGCCACTCATTGTGCGATGGGTAATATGGCGTCACATATGAATAATGCAGATGCAGAGTATAATAATTTTAACAATGTTTCACACGGATTAAATAAAACTACAAAAGGTATCAAATACAAAAAGAAAGAGATGGATGGAGTAGAAATATTATCAGGTATGAATTTTAGTTGTGACCAAGGATTTACCGTATCTACTAATAAAGACGATTCTTTTAGAGCAATCAAACCTGAAAATAAAAATCCAACAGCCATAGTTCCAATAACTCGTGGCGGAAAAGCACACAGATTTTAAATGATAGATTCACAACTACTTTGCACTTTCTCTAACAAGAAAGAACTTACTGAAATGGTCCTCATCATCAAAGAGTCTGCACCTCTTTCTATGAAGAAATTATACGTACTACAACGTGTGGATAATCAAAATGAATTA